ATACAGAGAACAAGCTACTAAAAATGCTAAATCAAATTTGTTTAAAACATTGTTGCCAACAAATAAGTTTATGCAATTAACTGTAGCACAGGTTAAAGGACTATCATCTCAACCATCTAAGATAAATTGGGAAGAAACTATGTGGGGTGACGGCAGTTTAGAAGAATACATACAGACAAATGTGGAGAGTGTCCGTTCTTTTAAAGCCGTACAAGAACCTACAAAAGTTGCACCTTGTATACAACAAATGTATATGGAAGGGCCTAACGAGGGTAACAGAAACAATGTTATACTTCGTATAGCATCTCATTTTAGACGAAATGGTATACCATCTGAAGCAACTAAAGCAAGCATGCTTCATTGGAACAATAATCAGTTACAAGAAAATGTCGTTTTAGAAAAAGTAGAAAGTGTCTATAACAATGGCTATCAATATGGCTGTAAAGATGTAGAGATGAAAGCTAGATGTAAAACGCATTGTATACATTATCAAAGAAAAGACTATGACATAGAAGTCAAGGATTTTCAACAACTACAAAAGAAACTAGAAGAAAGAATGTCTACTGACTTTAGTGGTAGAACAATAAATTTGTCAAAGATATTTGGTTTACCAGATGTTGATTGCACAATTTATCCCGGTGAGTTAGTTACAATATTTGGGCCCACAGGTGCAGGTAAAACTACTGTAGCTCAAAATATTATATTAGGTTATAATTCTGCACAAGATAGAATTGATGAAGATTTACAACTTAATACATTATACTTAAGTCTAGAGTTATCAGACTGGTATATGCACAAAAGACATATTCAAATAGTTGCTGATGTAGATAAACAACAAGTAGAAAGTGATGTAAGTAAAATAGCAGAAGACCACAAAAACTTACTAGACCATGTTATTATACAGACTGTACAACCTACAATAGAAGGTGTAGCTAATAAAATAAGAGAGCTAAACCCACAAGTTGTAGTAATAGACTATATAGATTTAATAGACCCCGGCCCCACAAAGCGTGGTGAATATGAGGCTATTAGATATATTAGTCATACACTTAGTAATATGGCTGTAAACAATGATATTATTATTATTCAACTATCACAAGTAAGTAGAGAATATAGTAAGAATGATGTATTAGATTTGTATGCAGGTAAAGGTAGTGGTGCTATAGAAAATGCATCTCGTAAGGTAATAGGTATTAATGGTCAAGCAAAAGACCCTGTCAAATACTTATCCTTATTCAAAAACAGTGATGGTGAACTCTTTAGTGATATTCCACTAAGATGGAGACCATCATTTAGATTAAGGAGAGATTACGAATGAAGCTTATAAATAAAAAGCAAACTACAAAAGAAATAATAGGTGAGTATATGGACACCATATTAGAAATGAGCATAACTGAAGAGCCAGAGCAGATTACTGCATTGGAACTTAAGAGAGATGGTTTGCAGTTAAAAATGAAAGAGAAAGTAAAAAGCATTGATTACTTTTCTCAAAACCTAAAAGAAAGAGACTACTTATTAAGTGCTGAAATAGAAGCTCATAAGGATGAAATAGATAGACTAAGGAATAGACAAAGAGCCTTAGATGCTACTAGTGACTACTTAAATAAGATACTCTTACCAATGCTAATTGAAGAACTTGGTGATGAAAATGGTGTTTTGGAAACAGATACTGCTAGGTATAAACTATACGAAACCTTTGGTAGTGTTATAGTTACAGACCAAGATAAAGTACCAGAAGACTTTATAAAAACCAAGATAACTCAATCAATAGATAAGGCTAAAGCTAGAAAGGTATGTATGCAATTAGTAAAAGACAATGCAGAATTACCTGAAGGCTTAAGCATAACCAAAGTTAAAAGGGTAAAAAGGTCTTGATAAAATATATCATAGACTTTAGTTGGACTAAATCTGGTGTAATGCTACATCTGTTCTCAATAGTGAGTATAGGTGTAGTATTATACTCAGGAGGTTCAAGCTATTCTGATAGAGAAACTGACTATTTACTTATTCAGTTTAGACTTTGGAGATTAACAACTAACATAGAGATAGGAGTAGAATAATGAAACTACTATATAATCCTTTTAAAAGGAAAAATAAACCAAGTGTACAAACAAGACTAAACCAATTAGGTAATTTTACTTGGGATAATAAGAAAAAGATAGATAAATTATCATCATTAGTAGATGAACTAACTTTATCTATAGAAGCAATAAGCACACCAAAAAGAGGGAGACCTCGTAAGAATGGCTAGTCCAATAGGTGGAGACCCAACAGGATTTAAATGTTCAGAGTGTGGAACAAATAATCTAATTTGGGAAGAATATGGAGATAGCACTTCTGATGTATCAGAGCTTGGTACATTTTGTGAACATTGCGAAGATGTTAAGACACCGTTTGATTATGGTATTGATTACGGTGTAGCATAGTAACTTAGGGGGCTCCGACTTCTCCACATACCAATGCCTACCAGCATAGGGGCCCCTTTCATTCAGGAGGATATATGTCTGCTTTGAAAGACTTAAAAGACAAAGAAAAATCAATAAAGATGTTAATGGATAAATTTGATGGTGATGCAGAAGGTACATTTCAATCAAGGAATACAAATAGAATAGATATAGCTCAAGTAAAAGCAGAAGAGTATCTAGAGTCAAAAGGTATACCATTTAAGAATATAGGATTTGATAGTAAAGAAGATAGAATACCTTCTACTATATGGTTTAGTATGCCAGAGTTCTTAAGATGTATGCCTGACATGTTTGTATTTGTAAATAGTACTTTTTACTTTTTAGAAATAAAGGGCTGTCAAGATTCTGTTAAATTTAAGATAGATGATTTACATCAATATAATCTCTGGAATGGTATAGCACCAGTACAGGTGTTTATATATGCTACTAAACTAGATAAGAAATACTTATTGAATTTAGACTTAATATGGGATAACTTACATAACGGTACTTGGGGAAGATATAGTGATAATAATAAGTTGTATATAGATATACCCTGTAGTACATTAGAGAAGTATGAAAGAGAATAACTACATAGCAAGAAAGAAAGCTGTAATGAAATTATGGGCTTGGCTTGCTAAGAAAAAGAAATGAATAAACAAGACTTTAAAGAAGTACTTGTACCTGTACATGGTACCCATTGGCAGAAAGCTTATAAAAAGCTTTTACGCAAAATAAGTGCATTAAAGTCTAGTTTAAAAAGAAGAGCTCTAGAATCAGGCACTAAGTTTGATATAGAGCTAAATCAGTTAAAACAAATGTTTCTTGATATTTATGGTAATGATTGTAAATATTGTGATAAGAAACTTAATTATCGAAACATAGCTTGTGACCATGTTATACCATTAACTAAAGGTGGTGATAGTTTAGTAGAAAACCTACAGTTAATATGTAGAACATGTAATACAAGAAAAGGGCCACTTGATGAAGGAGATTTTAGCTTACTAGTTGATTTAGTAATGGAACTTCCTGAAGAATTAAGTACCTATGTAATGAGAAAACTAGCCAAAGGAGGGCGATACTAATGTTACAAATAAAAACAAAAAACCCAGTAGACTTCGTAACAAAAAACAGAGGTATGGGTAGTAAAGAACCTGATACTAAAATAACTGATGCAGAGTTATTAAAGTTTTATTTAATTTTAATAGCAAGTAATACTATTGAATTAGGTTCTGCAGGTTACAAAAGAATGATTCAAATTATGTTAAAGGTTCAAAAGCAAGAGCTAAAAGCAATGAGAAGTAGTCATCAAAGAAGAGCACAAGCAAGAGAATATAATAAAATACTATTAAATACTGCTCGGGCTTATATTGAAGAGTATGAAACATTCTTAGGTCAAGTAGGAGCTAAAGCATGATTGAACCAAATGCTACACTTAAACTTAATTTAAGTGAGCTAGAAACAATAAGTAATGCATTAGTCAAAGATACTGAATTGCAATTATTTATGGAAGAAACTATACAAAAACTTCACGAAATGAAGCAAGAACAGATAGACGAAGACTTACAGAAGGTGACAAATGGCTTTTGTGCACCGGGAGTAAACTGTGAGTAATAAACGACTAGCCCTACTACATTGTGCCAACTATGATGTTGGTAAGTGTAGTGGGGTGTTGTTTGTTCGTAATGAAGACAATACTCAAATTGCACAAATACTTAATAAAGAGTATGAAGGCAAAGATTGCTTTGTAGAAAAAGGTTGTGAATACTTTAAAGCTTGTGTAAGACCTGCACTTTAGCTCCGTATAGGTCATGAAGGGGGGATTATAGCTCTCTATCCCCCTTTCTCTTTTTAAAAAAATCTCATAGTACACCCATCAGATTTTAGAAAAAAACTTTTATTTATTCATCATCAGTTAAATAAGTATAACCAAGTAACCCAGAACCAGCCAATCCTGCCATACCAGCACCAGCTTGTACTCTGTTTTTCATAAAGTAATTCCTATATTCATTAAAACCTTTTTGGTTTTTAGCGTTTTTTACTATTTGATTATGGTCTTTATACAGTTTATCAATATTAACCCTATCTGTTTTAGCTAACGGACTATAATTAGATAATGCTTGTACTTGCTCTGCTTTTGTTGGGTCTAATTGTTTAGGTGTAGGAGTAGCAAAACCAGTATTTTTAATAGCTTTTCTTTGTGCTTTTCTAGCCATTACTTCTGCATATGAATCAGTACTATCAACACCTTGTATACTTTCTAATTTTAAATCATCAGATTCATCCATTAGTTTTTTAATATCTTTCTTAGCTTTGGGTATTGATATTTCTCTAGCCTTAGTTATATTAAGTGTTTGTCTACCTTTAGTTTCTGCAGATATACCAAACAAATCAGGTCTATCACTAGCTAATAGTTTTATTTTATCCGGTTTTTTAAGATTGTACTTCATTAATCCTTTATAACCACCCCAATCATAGTTAGGCTTACCCTTAGGTGACATAGATATATATATATCATCACCAACTTGAGATGTATTAAATTTATTAAATATAGCTTTTATAGTATTAGCTTTTCTATCTTGAGGTAATGTTCTATCTAATGCTTGTAAACCTTCATATACTCTGTTATCAAATTGTATCATTCTTAATACATCACTATGAGGTACATTCTTATATACTGCAAACTGATTGTATAATGTAGGAGTCTTTTGAAACCCTATACCTAACATTTTTAAATCTTGTCCATCAAAATCATCAAGTACATTGTACTTATTCTTCATGTCTACCAATACACCTTTAGCAGTTCCACCTTCTCTATTAATAAATCTATTTATACCTTCATATGGTGTCTTACCTGTATACATATAAGTATTTCTATAATCATTAGTTAATTTAGCAAACACTTTTTTATCAGCATTTCTTATTAAACTTCTAGCTTTGCTATAGCTTATTTCATCTCTTTTAAACATATCTATAGCTTCTTTTTTAACTATTTTAGATTGTTCATATATATCGCTACTAACTTTAGATACACCAGTTTTTCTATATGCAAAAGATTGTGATGGACTTAATGATTGATAAGCTAATCTTGAAGTTCCTTTTATTCCTTCTTTACCTGCTAAATATGCTTTACCTACTCCACCTACTCCTTTACCATAAAATCCATTAAGAAAGTTATTCATACTATCTACAAAAGCACTTCTAGCTCTACCACCACCAAATAAGATTGCTCTACTAGCTAACCTTACACTTGGTATAGCAATACCTGCTACAGTTGCAAGTTGTAATAAGTTTTCTGCAAACTCATTTCTGTCTTCAGCCATTACATTGCTCCAAATATACTAGATGCTCTCATTCCCGGAGGTGTCCAAGACTCTTCACCTTTTTCTTCTTTTTCTTTTTCTTTAACACTTAATCTCTTTGCACTTACTACTGGTATACCTGTTAGTTTATCTATACCATAGTAAGGATTATCAGTTAAACCACCGGGGCCAACAAGGTCTCTTGCTAATCTACCAAAAGGAAACATTGTCCAAGCGTAGTAATTACCCATCTTTTCCCAATCATCATTAAGAAAGCCATTTAATATAGGCCCTGATAGCCTAAATGATGGTGGCGTAATAAGTTGTAATGGTGCAAGAGCTGTAGGATATGCACCAAAGAATGCTCTATCTCTTGTTTTCTCATCACCAAACATCCAATCAGATAAATCTTGAAACCAAGCATAGGGTTGTGGCATTTGTGAACCAAATAATGAATACATAAACATAGAACCTAATGCTAGTGATACCATATCACTTATCATAAGCCTCTTAAACCTATCGTATTGCTGACTATTTGGGTCTATGCCATAGATACTAGCTTCTCTTAATATTTTATTCCTAAAGCGTACACTATTCCAAGCCCATAGCTGGAATCTGGTCATCATCTTACCCATAGCTGTACCTGCAAATAAGGGTCGAAATGGTACACTATATAAGAATTGAGTAGCCTTAACCCCTCTTTTACCAAGTTCTATTAAGAAAGGATGGTCTCTTTCAAGTATTCTACCACCAAGCTTATTTCTAGCTTGTATGTAATGTGCTATAAAAGAATCTCTACGCAATGTTCTTTCAGGTATAGACATAAATTTACCTGCTATATCCATTAAGCTTTGATTTACACCATGTTTTTTACCTAAATCTCTTAACTTAACATCGGGTAATTCAGGGTCTTTCTTTAATGCTTGTTTAAAATCTTTTAAGAAGGAATTAAATTTAGCACCCGTTAACCTTGGGTTGGCACCTACTTCACGAATTATAAATTCTTCAATGATGCCTAGCTCTCTAACCCAAGTATTAACATCGTTCCAAGTTTTAAAATTGCTATCTATATTCCTTCTTAAAAAATCTAAGTCTTTTGCTTTCCTAAAGTTATTCCAACCTGAATTAACTATGGTCATTTGTGAACCCCCTAAGTAGTTAGCAACACTAGACTTAGGGTGAGCAAGTAATGTAGCAAGTGAATACTTAGCTTCAGCATTACCTATGTTAATAACTGTTTGTGCATCTATTCTACCTAGGTCTTTTAGTTCAGGTGGTAAATCTTTTCCAACTAAGTTTAGTTTCTTAGCTATCTTATCAAATCTTTGTGCTACCATGTTATCAGCAAAAGCACTATACAATGTACCCTTGATATTCATGTTTTTATTCTCAAATAACTGAGAAGGTATTACTGCAGGGAATCCAAGACTTTGTTGAGAGTATAGTTTAAAAAAGTTCATCCAGTTAGAGCGTAAGTCTTCAGGCATATCCTTATGTTTATTAGCAAACTTAACTATAGTTTCTCTAGCCATTAGCTGACCAACTTGCCTATATAACATTCTATTTATACTATTACTATATTCTAAATATGCCTCAGGACTTAGATTCCATCCGTCTATATGGTTTTCTCTTGAGAATTGACTGCCTATTTTACCAGTATTTTCAAACCAAGATATCTGTTCTTTAAGGTCTTGTTTCTTTTGATATTTGACAATAGAGTCAGTAACATATTCCCATGCTTCGTTTTGTACATCCATCTCTACAAAATCACCAGTAAGCTGTTTTGTCTGCATGTAGACCTTAGCAATCTTTTCTCTCTTTTCTTTTAAGGGTATATTACTTTCCCATA